TTCTTTATATCTCCCAAAGCAATCGCTCACACGCCATATAGAATATGGGCTGTGGGCGACGGTGTTTTTGGCGTCTGTGGAGCTGGCAGCAGAAACCACGCTGCGTGTGTGGTTTGGGCTATGGTCGGGCAATGCAATCTGGGCACAAGTTGGCATCGTCAGTGGCAGAGATGGTGGCGCCGGCTGTGGCCGCGGGTGGTCGGGCGCGAGTGCTGGGTTTACTGGCTCAGTCTTTGGCGGATCGTATCGGCAGCACCATTGGTGTGGAGGACCGCTATCTGGCTGGCGTGGCCAAAGAGTTGCGCCAGACATTAGAAGCGTTGGCAACAGAAGGGGCCCAGGGCGATGCGTTCGATGAGCTTGCTAAACAGTTGCGCGCCCAGATGGTCAACGCAGAGGACACCTAGCCGCAAGACTTATGGGCCGGCTGTTGCTGCGCTCGCAGCTCAGTGGGGCCACGACTTGATGCCATGGCAGCGCCATGTCTTGGACACTGCACTGGAGTTGCTGCCCAACGGTGAGCTGGCATATCGGCTGGTCACTGTGACTGTCCCGCGGCAGTCTGGCAAATCTTCGCTGCTGTTACCGCTGGCGGTGCATCGGTGTGTGGCGTGGGGATCACCGCAGCGTGTGGTGTACGCGGCGCAACATCGAAACGCTGCGCGGTCCAAACTGTTGGAAGACTGGCGACCGCTGCTGGCGCAAGCACCAGGGCTGGGTGCCATTAGCAAAGTGATGGCCGGCAAAGGCGATGAAAAAGTGGAGTGGTCTAATGGCAGCTATTTCGAGCTCAGTGCGTCCACTGAGATAGCTGGCCACGGCAAGACCGTGGATTTGGCGATTGTCGATGAGGCGTTTGCGTTGTCTGACAATCGCCTAGAGCAGGCGTTTAAGCCGGCGATGATTACGCGGCAGTCTCCGCAGTTGTGGGTGGTGTCCACTGCTGGCACTGATGCGGCTGTGTATCTGAACGCCAAAGTGGATGCTGGCCGTCAGGCTGTCGCTGATGGCGTCACAGAGTCTGTCGCATATTTCGAGTGGAGCGCCGAAGATGGCGCCGACGCGTCTGACCCAAAGGTGTGGGCTGGGTGTATGCCAGCTCTGGGGTTCACTGTCGATGAGTCTGCGATTAAAGCGGACTCGCTCACAATGGACACTGGCGAGTTCAGGCGCGCGTATCTGAACAGGTGGACCCCTGGTGTGGCATCACCGCCAGTGCCGCTGGCTGCGTGGGCTGCTTGTGGTGACGAAGATGTGACGCCAGATGGCCGTCTGGTTTATGGCGTGGACATAGCGCCGAACAGGCGCAGCGCTTCTGTGTATGTGTGTGACGACGATCTGCGCATGGAGCTGGTGCACCACTGTGTTGATGACATGAGTGTGGCCGCGTTGGGTGCGTGGCTGGTGCGTTCTGTCGGCCAGCATGATGTGGCGCGGGTGTGTCTGGATGCGTCTGGGCCGGCTGGTTCTCTGGTGTCTGAATTGGCTGCCGCTGGGGTGGCCGCTCACACGGTGAGTGGTAGGGAGTTGGGCCATGCTTGTGCAGAGTTCTATGACGCAGTGACTGCGCGGAGAGTCCGCCACCGCCCGTCTGGTTTGACAGCTACAGCGCTGGGTGCCGCAACGAAAAGGTCACTGGGTGATCTGTGGCTGTGGAATAGGTCCAACGCCATTGCAGACATCACACCCGCAGTGGCCGCAACGCTGGCGCTGCATGGTGCTAGTGCGCCAGATACAGACACTGGTTCGCCAGTGTTCGCTTATTGAGAAAAGGTTTGCATGTTATCGACGGTGTTAGAAGTGGCCGGCCTGGTGGTTCTGGTGGTGGCTGGGTTTCTGTTGTCGCCTGTCGCTGGTTTGGCGCTGCTGGGTTTGTCTCTGTTGCTGGTGGGCGTTCTAGTTGAGAGGACTAACTGATGGGTTTGTTTAACAGGCGCTCTGCTGCGCCGAAGTCTGAGGCGCGCAGCTTTACGCTGGGCCAACTGGGTGCGCATGTGGCTGCCGCCGGCGGTTCTACCACTGTGACTGACTCAGACACTGCGCTGCATAACGGCGCCATCTGGGCGTGCATAGATGTGTTGGCAACTTCTGCGAGCCAACTGCCGCTGCGTTCTGTCGTCAGAAGCGGTGCCGGCATACGGGTGCCAGTCGAGCCGGCGCCGCAACTGTTGCTGGAACCGTCTGCGCTGGTAGAGCCAGATGTGTGGGTGTACCAAATCATGTTTGCATTGGGCACTGACGGCAACTGCTTTGGGCGTGTCGCTGGTGTGGACCGCACTGGGCGGCCCACTGGTATAGAGCTGTTGGACCCATCCACTGTGACTGGTCGCGGCGTGGTTAACGGTCGCGGCGTGGTGCGTGTCGCTGGCGGCGACCCAGAACAACTGTGGCCGCATGGCAGCATTTGGCATGTACCAGGAAAGATGATCCGCCCAGGCTCGCCGTTTGGTCTGTCGCCGCTGGTGTATGCCGGCAGAGCCACTGGCACTGGGCTCGCTGCCGAAGACTTCGGCTCAGACTTTTTTGGTGGTGGCGGTCACCCGTCAGCCATCATCTCTGCAACTGATGAGCTTACAGAGACACAAGCCAAAGCGATTAAGACCGCATATCAGAAGGCGACTGGTTCTAGCACCAGCCGCGAGCCGGCAGTGTTCGGCGCTGGCCTCAAGTTTCAAGAGGTTCAGAGCAAACCAGTGGACACACAGTTTCTGGATTTGATGCGATTCAACGTGGAGCAGATATGCCGTTTCTATCGTGTGCCGCCAACGATGGTGTACGGCGTGAGCTCTGGTCAGGCAGTCACATACCAGAACGCCAGCCAAGCAGATTTGGCGTATCTAAAGCACAGCCTGGACGGGTATCTGTCGCGGATAGAGGGCGCGCTGTCTGCTGTGCTGCCGGCTGGGCAGCAGGCGAAGTTCAATCGCGACGCACTTCTGCGTGCAGACACTGCCGGCAGATACGACGCTTATGCGGTCGCATTAGAGCATGGCATTTTGACGTTGGACGAAGTGCGAGCACTGGAAGACAGACCGCCGCTAGACGCTGATGACGGCACCACAGCAGAAGCTGCACGCAGTCAGTCAGTCGCAGAAACCATCCAAAAGGTTTATCTGGGTGTTGACAAAGTGCTGACCAGTGACGAAGCGTGGCTAGTCATTAACGATGTGGGCGGGGATCTGTCACTACCTGGTCCAGACTTCACAGATGGGCAGCCACACGCTGGGCAGCAGTAGCGGCCCATATTATTTGATGTCAGAAGGGACGATACCTGCATGACGACAATCACGGCACCACCCACAGAGAATGTCCTTAGGGCGTGGCATACGCCAGACGCTTTGGAATACCGCGCTGACAGCACACCAGAAGGTGGTGGCGTTGGCACGATGGCTGGACACTTCGCAGTGTTTAACCGTTGGACAGAAATAGATTCGACGTTTGAAGGCCAGTTTGTTGAGCGCATCGCTCCTGGTGCGTTCGCTGACACATTCCGCGATCAGGGCGAACGTATCCGCGTGTTGTATGACCACGGCTCAGACCCAGCCATTGGCAACAAACCGCTAGGCACGCCAGATGTGCTGGCAGAAGACGAGCGTGGTGCACGCTACGAAGTAGACCTGTTTGACACTGAGTATGTGCGTGAGCTGCTGCCGGCATTAAAGGCCGGCGCATTGGGTGCCAGTTTCAGGTTTCGTGTGACAGACCAGGAGTGGGCAGAGACACCAGAGCCCAGTGACGACAATCCCAAAGGGCTACCAGAGCGCACCATCACTGGTGTGCATCTAATGGAGTTCGGCCCAGTTACGTTTCCCGCATACGCAGAAGCCACAGCAGGGCTGCGCTCCATGACAGACACATTTAACGATCACCTGCGCGACCCGCAATTTGTCGCACGCTTCACAGAGCGTGTCGGTTTGGGTGTCGCAGAGAAAGTGCTTGCAACGCTGCCGCCCGACGGACGCAACGAAGCAGAGCACACCCAGGAACAGCCGCCCGACGGGCACAGCGATGGGGAACCACAACCCACAGGGGGCAGCCTGTTGGCTGTCGCCATGACAGACGTTGCACAGCGACGTTCTAGGAGCTGAACACGATGAATTATTTAGAACTAATGGAAGGCCGACAGGCCGAACAGACCAGCGAGCGCGCTGCCGCTTTGGCTGACATGGAATCAGCCACCGCTGCTGCCGTATCAGAGGAACGCTCAGCGCTCACAGCAGACGAAGATGCAGTGTTTGCAGAGGCACGTTCGCGTGTCGATGCGCTAGACGCTGACATTGCTGTGACAGCAGAACGAATTGCAGAGCTCCAGGCGTTGGCACAGCGTGCCGATGCTGCCGCATCTGCTGCACCGAACGTGATTATCCCAGCTAACGTTGAGGACACACCACGCGATGTGCGACGGATGAGTGACGCAGAAGCGCAAGACGCTGCGATGCGTTCGTTGGAAGACCATCGTGGCAGCGATCATCTGCGTTCAGACCAACTGGACAAAGTTGACCGCCTATTGCGGACACGCACAGCGGACACTGACGGCGGCGAAATTGCTCGCCGTGTTCTGGTGACAGAAACGCCAGAGTATCGTGACGCATTCGTGAAACTGGTCACTCAGGTTCAGCCCATCCTCACTGCTGGTGAGTCAGAAGCTGTCAACCGTTTCAACGAATACCGTGCAGCCTCTGGTGGTACAGATACCGCTGGTGGTTTCGGTGTGCCAGTGCTGATTGACCCATCCATTGTGATGACCGCTCAGGGTTCACTAAACCCATTCAGAGCAATCAGCCGCGTGGAGACAGTCACCACTGACGCATGGAAAGGCGTCAGCAGCGCGGGCGTTTCATGGAGTTACGACGCAGAAGCGGCCACCGTTTCTGACGACGCAGCAACCGTGGCGCAGCCCACAGTCCCAGTCCACATGGCTCGCGGGTTCATCCCCTACAGCATCGAAGTGGGCGGCGACTATCCAGGCTTCGCTGCTGAGATGTCTCGTCTTCTCTCAGAGGGCTATGACGAATTGCAAGCCAGTGCGTTCTCCACTGGTACTGGTTCAGACCAGCCAACGGGGATACTCACAGCTTTGGATGCGAACACCAATGTGGAAATCGCCACGCTCACTGCCGGCACTATTGCTGGCGGCGACATCGGCGCACTTTGGGGTGGTCTGCCAGACCGTTTCAAGACAAATGCCACATGGGTGATGAACCACGATGTTGGAAACGCAGTGTCTTCACTGTCCACCAGCGGCATGGGTTCTTACTACACAGTGAACATCAGTGAAGAAAACGCGCCGCAGTTGAAAGGGCGCCCAGTGGCTCACGCCACGCACTTCCCAGACCTCACTGACACCACTGGAGCTGCTGCCAACATCATTGTTGTGGGCGACTTCTCCAATTACTTGATTGCAGACAGGGCTGGTATGAGTGTTGAGCTTGTGCCGCATCTGTTTGATGTGACCAACAACAGGCCAACTGGCCAGCGTGGTTGGTTTGCATGGGCACGAAACGGCGCAGATTCAATCAACGATCTGGGCTTTAGACTGCTCCAGGACCACACATAAGAAACCTGGTGACCGTCATCTCTAATCGTTTCCCAACTAAGGCATGGGGTTTGGTGCGATTAGGGGTGGCGGAACACCGCAGAATGTAGGGGAGGCCTACTAATGGACAAAGTTAGATACGCGATTGACACTGTGGTGGTGCAAGTGCTGGGCAATCCAGTCACGTTGCACGCCGGCGAGACATGGGCAGCAGATGACCCAGTAGTGGTGGAGCACCCCAGTTTGTTTGCTGCCAAGCCGTCAGTGGTTAGGCGCACTGTGCAGCGAGTTGAGCAAGCCACAGCCGCGCCTGGTCAGCGGCGGTGAGCGCTGACGTAACGCTCGCATATCTGCATCCAGAGCAAGTGGGCCACAACTTTCATCGCTCACTAATGGACACACTTGTGTGGGACGTAGCGCACAACCAGCGGCTGGGTTCGTATCTGCCGATGCGATGCGGCACTGGTGGACTGGTCGCCGGCCGTAACACAGCCATCACCAACTTTCTGGAGCTCCCAGACACAGAATGGCTGTGGTGGGTGGACACAGACATGGGCTGGCAAGCCGACGCACTAGACAAACTGCTGGACGCTGCTGACCCAGTGGAGCGGCCAGTGGTTGGTGGACTCTGTTTCGCATGGAAAGAAACAGCTCTGGATGGGCTCAACGGTTACCACTGCGAAACGCGGCCCACCATAATGGATTGGGTAGACCTCGAGCAGGGTGCTGGGCACAGGTTCACTGGCAGAACAGAGTGGCAGGCTGACACGCTCACGAAGTGTGACGCCACTGGCTCTGCCATGGTGCTCATTCATCGCAGCGTGTTCGCTGACATCGCTGAGAAGCTGGACGCTGGTGGCCAATGGTATGACCGCATCAGAACATCTGACGGCACAGACATGGGCGAAGACGTATCGTTTTGTGCGCGCGTCGGCGCCGCTGGTCACAGCGTGTGGGTGCACACTGGTGTGCCAACTAACCACCTCAAATCTGTGTGGGTGGGGCCGCAACTGCATCCACCAGTGGTGGGTGAGATTCAGCAGACCGCGTGACAGCGAATGTGTTCGCTGTGATCCCAGTGAAAGATGAGCTCGCATTTACTGCACCACTGGTGACGCAACTGCACAGCGAAGGCGTTGGCGTCCTGGTGGTAGACAATGGCAGCACAGATGGCACCCGTGAATGGCTGACAGACAACGGTGTGCGATGGGTCGCTGCACCAGATGCGAACCTGCACCAGATGTGGAACATGGGACTAGACGCAGCACCAGGTGACGCTGATGTGGTCGCAGTGTTAAACAATGACATCACACTGGGCGACGGCACTATGGCAGTGTGCGCTGCTGCGATCACATCGTTAGATGCGCTGGTGTTGGCGTCACCAGACTACAGCGGCGGCACAGCGTTGGGTGGTGTGGAGTGGGCGACAGAGCTGGGAGAACACACTGGTGGCGTGGTCGGCTGGGCCATGCTGTTTGACGCCACATGGTTGACTGCCACAGGGTTCAGATTCCCAGAACAGTTGCAGTGGTGGTATGGCGACAACGTAGCGCTGGACACTGTTCTGCGCAGCGAATACAAAGCCGGCATTGTGGGCGGCACAGCAGTCACACACCACGGCTCTGCCACTGGCGGCGACTGGCGCCAGTATGGCGTGGAGATAGCATCAGACCGCCGCTGGTATGCAGCGTGGAGCTCTACGCACCCGACTGTCTAGCACCAGCAATGGCTCACCAGATGCAACTCTAAAGGCAGCCCTTTAGGAGGCCATACAATGCACGCTGCTGCGATGGAATGGATAGAAGCGCACGCCACAGACAAGAAAGTGGCAGTGCTCGATGTAGGGGGCAGAGACATCAACGGCACAGCCAGAGCTCTGTTCCCGAAGGCCACAGAATATCTGGTAGTTGATCTGATGGAGCACAGCTCTGTGGACCTCGCAGTGGACGTTCTTACGCTCAAATCCAAAGGCGCCAAAGCTGTTGGCCCATTCGATGTGATCGTTTACGCAGAAGTGGCAGAGCACAGCCCAGACTGGGCAGCCCACATTGCGCACATGCACACACTGATGGCTGCCGATGGGTGTTGCATCATCACTGCTGCCGGCCCGCAGAGACACCCGCACAGTGGCATAGACGGCAGCCCTATTCGTAGTGACGAGTTCTACGAAAACCTGAGCGAAGACCTACTGCGAGAAGCCATCGAAGTGGTTAGCGATGACTACCTAATCAACTCTAAAGGCGCCGACGTTCGCGCAGTCTTTTACAAGGGGTCTAACTGATGGGTGACTACTGCACCAAAGAGCAACTGCGCCAGCATCTGGGTTTTCGCCCAGAGTTTGTGGAAGATGATGCGCAGCTAACTGCTGCCATCGTCGCGGCAGAAGCAGCGATAGAGGACTACTGCGGCAGAGCGTTCACATTAGACGCTGCCAACAGTGACAGAATCTATGAAGGTGCAGCAGCCATCGCTGTGGATGACATCGCAGACCCATCAGCGGCGACTGTCTACACATCTGGCGACCGCGTAACGTGGACAGCCACCAGCGCCATCTATTTCTGGGACACAGACGGCAGCGTGGCTGGCAGTGTTGGCGCTGGAGCTCCAGCAACAGTGCTCACATTCCGCGACGGCGCTCCAGCCACATACATAAAAGTGACAGCAGCACATGGATGGTCAGCAGTGCCGGCGCCGCTCACTGCTGCCACAAAGCTGGTCGCAGCGCAACTGCTATCACGCCGGCACTCACCCAACGGGATAGAAGCGTTCGGTGACTTCGGCAGCGTGCGTGTGTCCAGGTACATGGATTCACAAGCCACGCTGCTGCTGAAACCGTACCGCCGCGCGTCATCGTTTGTGGGTGTGGCGTAATGGACGTCGTTGCTGTAAGAGAACAGCTCTCAGAACAGATACGGGCAGAAACGCATCTGCCAGTGCTGGAGACTCCATCAGCGCTGCAAGCCACACCAGCGGTGCTGATGGGCGCACCCCGCGGCACTTATGACGAAACGCTAGATGCTCAGAGTTTGATGCGAGTTAACTGGCCGCTGATTGCTGTTGTGTCGAAGTCTTCGCCAGACCATCTGACAGTGTTGACGCAACTGGTCGGCACTGGCACTGAGCGCAGCATCCCCGATGCAATCGACTCCGCAGAACCTACAGCGGCAGCCTGGTGGCGCGTGACAGAGTGGGACACATTCGAGGAGATAGAACTGGGTGCAGGTTCATATTGGGCGAGTGTGCTCAATATAGAGATTGTCGGCTGATGGGTGAATCCCAGTCAGCCAACCAGTTGGCTGGCAAGCTGGCACTGGCTGCCGCCAGTCTGAGCAAGGTTGACAAGCAAGCACTTAACGCTGGTTCTCTGATAGTGAAAACCACTGTGCTGGGTGGTGTTGCGTCTGCCATCGGCGGTGATATGGCGATGGGCAAAAAGCGTGTGAATGTGAGATACAAAGTGGCTGGCGATGTGTCCACAATCAGACCATCTGGCCCCATGCACTGGCTCGAAAAAGGCGTTAAACCGCACGCCGTTGTCACAAAAGGTGCTGGTGGAAGTAGAGCGAAACGCAGTGCACTGGTTGCTGGTGGCGGTGCGTTGTCGTTCGGTAAACCCAAAAGAGGCGCACGCGGGTTGGGTGCGCTCAGATTCTCAAATGGCAATTTCCGCCCGTATGCCAGAGCTGCTGGCAGCTTTAAGGCGCAGCGAACATGGTCTAAAGGCGCCACCAAATCTGTGCCGCTAGTGAGCAAAGCGTGGCAGAAGATACACCGCGCAAATCTGGCGGCACAGTTTAAGTGAGAGCCATTGTCGTAGACCCTATGGCAGACTTTTCCACAGCCGACGTGGCCAACGGCTGGGTGGACGGGCTGCGAGCCAACGGTGTGGAAGTGCAGCAATTCAATCTGGGCGAGCGTGTCGTTTACTATCGCAGCGCCACAGTGATAGGCGCAGACGGTGAGACAGCGAAGCCGCCAATGGATTTAGACGACGCACGGCAAGCGGCGACTCTGAATCTGCTGGCAGAGATATATCGCACTGACCCAGATGTGGTGCTGATCGTTCACGGCGCACATGTGTGGCCGCCGCTGATGGCAGAAGTGCGATGCCCAACAGTGTGGGTAATGACAGAATCACCATACGAAGACGAAGCGCAGATATTGACTGTGGCCGCGGCCGCACCCACAGCGGTCCTGGTCAACGACCCGACCAACCAGGGCGTGTTCTCTCAGGTGGCGCCATGCTGGTATGTGCCGCACGCATACCGCCCGACGTTGCACCACCCCGCTGGGCCATCCATTGCGCCAGTCGATGTGTCGTTTGTTGGCTCTGGGTATCCTGAACGCATCGCCACACTGGAGGCTGTCAACTGGGACGGCATAGACCTGGCGCTGGCTGGCTGGTGGGATTTGGATGAAGGCAGCCCACTGGCTGGGCGTGTCCTATCTGAGTGTGTGCCGAACAGTGAAACAGTCGAGTGGTACAGAGGCACCAAAGTGGGTGTCAACATGTACCGCGAGCTGGTCGCCGGCGACAAAGCCAGCACCGCTGCCGGCTGGGCGATGGGCCCCAGAGAAGTAGAGATGGCTGCGTGCGGTCTGTTCTTTCTGCGTGCACCGCGCCCAGAGTCTGACGACGTTCTAGGGTTTCTGCCATCGTTCAGCGACCCACGAGAACTAGAGGAGCTGATTAGGTGGTGGCTGCCACGCGATGCGCAGCGAGCAGAGCTCGCAGAGCGTGCGCGTGCAGCGGTCGCTGATCGCACGTTTGACAGTCATGCCGCACGGTTACTGGCGCGTCTGGCTCAATAATGGTGCATGTCTAAGACCGCCAACAATCGGGAGTTATTCTCATGGCAGCATTTCATGGCCGCAACGGCCGCATTCTGGTAGATGTAGCTGCTACAGCAGCCGCAGAAGGCGCGGCAACCGCTGAGCCCATCCCACTTCTCGCAGACTTCTCTGTGGAGCAGGCACGCGACCGCGCAGAAGTCACCGCATTCGGTGACAGTACGAAAACCTACGTCGCCGGCCTGAGTGACGCTTCTGGCTCTGTGAATGGTTTTCTGAGCGATGATTCGCTAAATATTTTCACCGTGGCAGATGGAACCAGCCGCAGCTTCTACCTGTATGTCGATTACGACAACAACCCAGCCCCAGTCGGGTCATCTGGTGCAGGCTACTGGTATGGCCTCGCCACATTCGATGTGTCAGCCACAGGTGGCGTTGGTGACGCAGCCAAAGTTGCAATCAACTGGAGCGCTGCAACGTCCATCACGCGTCTATAAACCTGGGGAGGTTTCAACATGGGCACATTTGCAGTGAAGACACCAGACGGCGAAGTGCGTCTAGTTGATCTGTCGTTTAACGAATTGGCAGACCTCGAGGCCGCATCTAAACAGCGATGGCCAGTGCTACTCAGTAGCCCAGCCATTACTGCGCAATCTGCGCAAGCCGTCTACGAAGCAGCATGCAAAAAGGTTGACGTAGAACCAGAGGAGTTAACACCAGCCCGTCTGATAACAGATGACATCTTTTACGAAGTGGAAGATGACAAGCCAACACTCTACGAAGATGGAGGATTACCAGACCCAAAAGCGGAGGGCGAGACACAGACGGCTGGGTGATTTTCGCGCTGAGACAATGGGGCTGGCCACCAGATGTGACATTAAGACAGTCGCTGCGAAACATGCAGCTCCTAAGCGAAGCAGGCAGCTAAATGGGACTGAGTGAAAAACTAGAGCTGATTATCAGCGCAGACACCAAAGGCGCCATCGCTGGTCTTAACTCTGTTGGCGCAGCCGCTGGTGACGTTGGCAAACAGTCATCGAAGCTAGACAAGGCTGGCGTATCCATGACGCGGATGGGCGCCGCTGCTGTGGCTGGCGCCGCTGTGGCTGGCGCTGGACTTTACAGCCTCGCTAGTTCTGCTAGTGCTTACGGCGAACAGGTCTCCAGGGCGTCTAAGACCTTTGGCGATGATGCAGTGCCAGCGTTAGAGGAGTTCGCAAGCGCTGCCGCTGAAACGGCTGGCATATCTAAGACGCTTGGGCTCCAGACCGCAAACGAGTTTGCCGCACTTGGCAAGGCCGCAGGATTAAGCGGTGACGATTTGGTGGACTTTTCCACAGACATGGTGCAGAGCGCTGGCGACATGGCCAGCTTTGTGGACATTCCAGTGGAAGAGGCCATAACCGTTATCGGTTCCGCTATGCGCGGTGAGTCTGAACCTATAGCCAAGTATGGCGTGGACATGAAAGAGGCAGCGTTACAAGCAGAGGCTGTGCGTATAGGGCTGGTGAGCACTGAGGGCCCACTATCTGAGCAGAATAAACGTCTAGCGCGTAACTCCATTCTCCTGGAGGAGGGCAAAGCGTGGGCTGGTGACTTCGTAGACACGTCAGATGGTTTGGGGAATAGTCAGAAGCGGTTGGCGGCAGAGTTCGACAATGTGAAAGTGGCGTTAGGCGATGGCGTCCTACCCTTTGCGGAGGCTGGCATAGGGATAGTTGGTGGACTGGCTGAAAAGTTCTCAGACTTAGGACCAGACGCTCAGGGTGTGATTGGCAAGTTTGCAGCCATGGCCACTGTTGGTGTCGGGCTACTTGGCACCATGTCTTTCATTGGCGGTCAAGCTATCAAAATGGGCGACCGATTCAGACCTATGGGTGCTGACGGCAAAAGAGCGTTCAGCAAAATAGGCAAGGGTGCTGTGGGCGCATCTGCGGCGATAGGCGCAGCGGGTGTGGCGTATGCCATTTACGAAATTGGGCGAGCGATTGAATCAGCGACAGAGGACACACTTGGATTTAGCACCGCGTTAAGTGACGCAGCCGCTGCTGGTGCAGCGGATGACTATGACGCTTTGGCTGTGTCGCTGGGCGAAGCGGCAGAGTCCACAGAGGGATTGTTTGACAAAGTGGGCGACGCGATCACGCTTAACAGCGGTTACAAAGTATCTATAAATGACACAGTGATTGAGCTCGACGCTTTAGGGCAGGCGTTAGGCAAAGCGGCAGACGAAGACCCAGAAGGTTATAGAGCGTGGGTCGCAGCATTTGAGGACGGCAAGTTTGCTATTGAGGGCATGGGGCCAAACACTGAAGAGGTAGCAAACTCGCTGTCCAAATTGGATGGCATTGTGGCGCCACACGCCAAGTCATTGAAATCACAAGCCACAGCAGCGCAGGCCAGCGCAGAAGCTGAAAGCGATCTAAGCGCAGCAATGGATGACGTGGGCGCCAGCACCGACGATGCGTCGGGTGCGCTAGACGCATACAGCGACGCGCTGACCGCCACACTGGACCCACTGTTTGGTGCTGTTGACGCCATCCAAGGTGTGCATGATGCGCAGATAGACACGATGGAATCGCAAGCCGAAATCAACAAATTGCAATCTGAGGGCAAGCAAGGCACAGAGGAATATGCAGAGGCTGTGCGGAAATTAGAGGACGCAGACAGAGCGCAAGTGGACGCAGCCTACGACCAGGAAAAGGCGTTTATAAATCTGAAAAAGGCTGTGGCTGATGGCGGCGCTTCTGTAGAGGACGCCACCACGATGCTGGATGCGTGGGTGGATTCTGGCGCCATTACAGTTGACCAGGCGCGAAGTGTCACAGATGAGTTTGGGAATGTATCGGCGGCCGCCGACATAACAGGCTCAAAAAAGCCAGTGGTCACAGTGGGCATTAAGCCAGAATCTTTCTGGTCTGGTGCTGGCGAAGTGGACCGCAAAGGGTTTGATGGCAAAGGTGTGGCCGTTGGCGCAGACGCTGCTGACTGGTGGTCACAGTCCAGAACTATTGACGGCTGGCAATTCCGAAAAAAGCAAATAACCATCTCATACAACCAGGCCGACCTGAACCGATTCAGGGCCGCTGGCGAGTTGCATGGCGGCGCAGCCGCGACCAGTCCGAACAATTCGTACATCGTTGGCGATCAGGGGCCAGAGCTGTTCACACCAGGCCCTGGTGGCGGCTCAGTGACACCCAACCACATGCTGGGCAATTACACAGCCGGCGGTGGTGGTGGTGGCTCTGTGGTCAACGTGAATGTCACAGCGGGCATCGCCACCAACCCAGCCGAAACTGGGCGCGCTGTAGTAGACGCACTGCGAGCATACGAACGCAGCAACGGCAAACACTGGCGCAACTGATGGCATGGCCAACTGTTTCCCTAGCGATAGGCACAGCATCCGCGTCTGACGCGTTTGTGCTCGACGACGCCACACAGGGCAAGCTGGACACTGGCGGCGAGTTGGGTGATTCGCTGGGCTATGTGTGGGCAGACATCTCTGCCACGATGCGAGCCACAGACGGGTTGACCATCAACCGTGGCAGCACCCGCAACCAGGGCCCATATTTTCGTTACGAAGCTGGCAGTCTCACAGTGTCACTGGATAACCGTGACGGCGATCTGGACCCATTCAATCTGTCTGGCACCCATGTTTCTGCTGGTGTCACCCAGCTACGGCCTGGGCTGCCAATCAGAGCACAAGCCGCATACAACGGCACAACGTGGACACTGTTTGTGGGGTATGTGTCTGAGTGGACAGTGACGTATCCGCAAGCCGGCATAGATTCTGTGGTGCAAGTGGTCGCCACTGACGCTGTGGGCGTACTGAACGACGCAGACGGGTTGGCGCAACCATCACAAGGTGGCGGCGAGAATGTTGGCACCAGGGTGGGGCGCATACTTGACAATATCGGCTGGGACGGTAGCGCCAGAGAAATAGACACAGCGACGTTGGACACACTGAAAGATACCCAACTGGCGCAGGCTGCGTGGGCAGAGATGCTGGTCACATCGGACAGTGTGAACGGTTATCTGTTTGTGGACTGTGACGGCTCTGTGGTTTGGCAACCCAAAAACCAGTTTCCGCGGGCTGCTGACATGGACGTTGGCATTGGTGGCATCAGTACAGCCACAGTGGAAGTGTCCAACGACGCGACGCAGCTTTACAATGTCGTGAAACTAGCGCGAGCAGAAGGCGTGGAACAGGGTGGCCGCGATGAGACAAGCATCGCGCTCTACGGGCTGCGCGGATACTCGCGCAGCGATCTGGTGGTTAACACAGAATCACAAGTGCAGAGCTCTATGGGTTACATATTGTCTCAATACAGAGACATGGTGTTGCGTGTCGAAGGGTTCACGATTCGGCCCACAGATTCGTGGTCAAATGACCACTGGCAAAAGCTATTTGAGACTGACATGACTCGCCGCATTTCTGCTGTGTTCACCACCACAGACGGCCGCACCATTACCCGCGAAGGGCTGGTGCGTGGGCTCACGCTGTCTGTGCATCCAATGCAGTGGAGTTGGAACATATCGACAACCCAGGCGCCAGAGGCGTTGGGCACGTTTACATTGGACCACGCAGCGCTGGGGTTATTGGACACTGGCACGCTGGCCGCATTCTAAATTAGGAGAATCTAATGGCATCACAATTCAAGACATTCACAGCAGGGTCTGTGCTCACAGCATCAGAAGTGAACAGCTATCTGATGGGGCAATCAGTGATCGTCTGCGATTCGTCGTCTGACTATCCTGGCAGCCCAGTTGAGGGCATGGTCATTTTTGACAAAGCACTAGACCGCGGTCTGTTCTATACGGGCACCGCTTGGCTGCCGGCGTTCGGGTCGATGCCTGGAGTCAAAGCGAACCTATCAACGGCCCAGTCGACAGCGAACGGAGCAGATGAGCCAATCGAATTGGACGGTGCCGACGATTGGGACACTGACGCATTTCACGACCCTGCGAGCAACAACACAAGGCTGACGATCCCTGCAGGGTTGGGTGGTCGATATATGGTTGTTGGCAAAGTATCGTGGGCGACCGATTCAAATGAGCGGCGCATCGCTCGGATCAAAGTGAATGACACAACATCGCACGGTTACGCGACGTCTAGCGCTGCGACAGGGACTCATGGTGTTATCACGACGACTGAACTAGAACTGGTTGCCACTGATTATATTGAGCTGGTGTCGCAGCAGAACAGCGGCGGTGCGTTGAATGTGACTGGTGCTGATTTGTCGATACGCTGGGTGAGTAGCTGACTCTGATGGAGTTCGCGCCGGTCATAGATGTCATCACAGCGTTGGGTGTGATTGTCGCGTTGATGGTTGGTGTGCTCGCACTACTTCAGGCGCCGCCAATTAAACGGCTGTTGCACCGCACATTTCGCGATCCATTCCACAAGAGTGTGCGCGGTGCTGTGGATGACTCCAAATTGGCTACAGCGTTTGATGAACTAGACACATACACCCGCTATCACCTGGGCCCCAATGGGACAGCGCCAGCGCTGTTCTCTCGTGTTATGGCTGTGGAGTGGGCGAGTGAAAACCAGCAGGAAAAGCAGCGGCTGTTTCTAGACGAAGTGGACGCAGCAATCATGGAGGCCGACACAGACCAGCGCACCATCTTTGTGAATCGCCCATGCTGCGAGATATTCGGCGCAGAAGACTGGGAGCTGACAGGCCCCAACAGGTTTGATGAACCAGGACGCGGCTGGGAAAAGTTCATACACCCAGATGACCTGCCACAACTGAATGACAAATACGACGCAGCCCACACTGCCGGCGCTAAAGCAGAGTGGGAAGGCATTCGAGTCATCAACAGTGACGGCTCGCTGCGCTGCACATTTAACAGTGCCGCGTATCCAGTTAAAGCTGCCGATGGCCGCATGGTTGGATATATCGGTGTGTTAACAGTGGTCGAAGATTTTCGTGGTGATAAGACGCCACCCAAACAGGAGGACAGTTAAATGACTGCAATCGCAGGCAACGGTTACACAATGGTCCCGCGTGGTGACTGGGGTGCCAGACACAGCCCTGGTGGCAGGTCGATGCGCCGCCCAGTTTCCAACGTCTACATTCACCACACAGTGGTGGCGCCATCGGGGCCAGAGGGTTATGACAGCGATTTGGACACATCCGACGACCCATGCGGCGACATGCGCAAACTTGAAACGATTCTTAACGCCAGAGGATTAGCACCAGGCTACAGCTACGCCATTCACCCCAGTGGCGTGGTTCTCGAGGGCGCTGGCAAGCGGCGTGGAGCTCACACTGGTGGACACAACAGCGACGGCTACGGCATAGCGTTCATGGGCAACTACGACAACCACCAGCCGACGCTGGCGCAACTGGTCGCAGCAGCTCGCACAGTGAACCTGTTACGCATGGATGGTTCGCTGGTGCGTGATCTGCCAGCGGTCAACATTGTGGGCCATCGCGACACCAAAGCAACAGCGTGTCCTGGAGCGAACCTGTACCCGCTGTTGAAGTGGATCAGATGGTTTGCGCATGTCGGCACATGAACACCCACCACGGCCACTGGTGTGGCTGTCCTTAATGTTGTGGGCGTGAACAAAGTGACAACCCTCTGGAACCGTGAGCCCGTGGCAATCGTGGCAGCAGTGCAAGCATTGCTTGCTGTGGCTGTCGGGTTTGGGCTGGCTTTGGACGCAGAGCAGGTGGCGCTCATTCTCGCCGCTGTTGCTGCCGTGTTAGGGCTGCTCACTCGCTCGCGGGTTTCGTCGCCAGCGACTGTCGCAGGGTCTGAACCACCCACCTATCCAGGCGGCGAAACACCGTGATATTTGACGACAACGGCAAAGTGGTGGACCGCGCCGCGCTGCGTTCTGTTGGCGTTCGGCCGGCTGGATTCACAGCGCCGCGCAAGTGGCTCCACAACGGTGACAAGAATCGCAGCACAGAAGTGATTGACGACGACACAGGGCGAGTAATGGCCCACTCGACAGAACACCGCGGCAGTGACCGCGTCGATGCAAACGTATTCCCGCAACCCGCTACCGCTGGCGCGGGCGCTAAACAATAGGAGCACACACCGCTATGGCATGGCACGCAACAGGCAGTTATGTAAACGGGCAGTTTTTGGAAGACGCACTCAGCAACACTGTGGCGTTTGATCTGGTTCAGGCCGGCACCACCACGCTGGAAGTGCGCATGTTCGATGAGACGATTGCATCGCAGGACCCCGACGCGTCAGAAACGTATGGCTCTGGCGCTTATGTGGTTGGCGATGAAGTGGCTGACTCTGGCGATTATGTGGCGGCGACTCCGCTGACTTTGACTGGCACCACGCTTACATCTGCGTCTGGCAACCTCATTTTTGATGAGTCAGACCTGACTATGGCGTGGACTGGTGTGACATGGGCTGATGGTGCTGCACCCATCGGCTGTATCGTGTCCGATTCTGCGCTCAGTGATCGCGTGTTGTGTGCGATCAAGTTTGGCGCTGCTGACATTCCAGTCAGCTCTGGCACTTTCACCATCACATGGGACGCATCGCTAGGCATCTTTTATGCCGACTATCGCACTGACGTTTAAGCACTAGCCCCTGACCCTAAAAGGGGGGTGCACAAATGGCAGATTACAATCCGAGCCAAGCTGCCAGTCATGGACACACTTATGGTGTTGGCTCGCAGTGGCGTGTGTCAGATAGCTGGGTGTGGTTTCGCTCGCACACAGCCAACAATTATCGGTCTGTTGCTGGGTTTCGTTTCGACATTCCAGACTCAGTGGACCCAGCGACAGTTACTGGCTGCACACTAAAGGTCAACGCGGCGAACGCCGGCAGCGGTTTTGAGACACTGATTACCGCTGTACCGCGAGCCACTGACTTCGCGAACACCAGCACCAACAGACCAAATGATGTGTGGAGCACCACGCACGGCACTGTGGCATTCGATTCACTGTCTGGGCCAGCGGTAAACGATGAGTTTACGTCAGACGATTTTTCATCTGTCATGGAGTCATGCCTGGACGCCACCACAGCATCTGGCGGCTACTACGAAATCGCGGTGCTGGTAGAAGCCACTGGCGCTGCCACCACATATGCAAACCAGATTCAGGGCGATGTAACCAGCCCAACATATCCAATCGTGTTGTCTCTGGAGATAACAGCCGGCGCTGGTGTCACAACGACAGCGCCAGTGGTAACACTCACTGTGCCGGCTGTGACTGTCGCCACCACATTCGATGCGGACGTTACGACCACAGCCGCATCAGTGACAGCTACTGCGCAGGCGTCTGGCTCTGGGCCATCCGCTGTGGTGACAGCAGCGCCGACAGTTTCTGCAACATGTGGGACAGTGCAAATATCGACAGACAATCTGGTGGCGAACGACTCCACTAACAGCATCCACTGGCGCAGTTACACCATCTGGTGGCCGACAACAGCAGCACCCGCTGGTGGCCACCCTGTTGTGGCGTATGTCCATGGCGGACGCTGGCAAGCTGGTGGCCGCACACCCAGCAGCTCAGATGAAAACTATCTAGACCCGGACTGGCGTGACGCTTGCCTAGACGCTGGGCTGGCGGTCATGTCGATTGACTATCGTTTGACAGCGCAAGACGCGGTGCTGCAAACGCAGGTGCGGACCACGCAGCCGCTGCCGATTAAAGATGTGAAAACGGCGATCCTGCATTTGCAGAACGCTGCGAGCTCTGCCACCACTGGCGATGACACACTGCCGCTGAACGGCGAAACAATGGTTATCGCTGGTCACTCTGCTGGCGCCCATCTGGCGTTGTGGACTGTGGCGACCACAGACGACACAGCCGCCTATCTGACTGGCCGCGAAAACGCCGCGACTCTGGGCACATGGGGCGATGGCCGCAACGGCTACCAGGCCACCAGTTGGTCAGCCACATATCAGTACACATATGAGTACACGTTTGCTCCATGGGGTGACGGTGTGGTGGCGAGTGGCGGCACAGCACCAGACGACGCTAACAACACCCACACAGAAATAACGCCGATGGCTGGAGCGTTTCTCTACGCACCCATCTGGGATATTTGGGGAGCACAAACATGGTCCTCTGATTCTGTGGTGGACACAGCGAACATTTGGGCTGTGCGAACCATCTACGGGCTGCACGCCAGCGCATTAGGTGGCGGCACTAATCCGCTGACAGTGGAAGGCCAACGCTACGAAGGTGACATAGAAGACTACATACAAGCCACAGCCACAGAGACTGTCCCTGGCACATACGATTCCACGCACTACAACACGCGGCTATCCACCACTGCACGCACGCTGCCAGCGTTGGGTGTCGCATACTCAGATGACGACTTGCTGATAGGTCCAGTGGCTGGGTTCACACCCATGTCTGCGTTCTACACTGCGCAGGGCGCCGACGTTGGCACCACACAAACGATGAGCTCTGCCGGCGAAGTGGTGCTATCCGCTGGCGAAGTAGAGAAGACTGGTTTGACTGCCATCAAACTGCCGTCTGGGACAGACCACCCAGACGTTCTGTTTGATAGTTCACCAGCAGACTTTTTGACATGGCGCGCAGCGGTGCTTGCTACTGACGGCGCAGCTACGACTGTGGCGCCACTGGTCGCTGTCACAGTGCCGGCACCAGCTATCAGCTACGACGCTGGCGTGACAGTTTCTGCTGCGTCTGTCACTGTCGCTGGTGGAGTCGCTGCCGGCGGTGTGCTGGTCAACGCCACTGCTGCGTCTGTGAGTGTCGCTCCTGGTGCGTCTGCTGGTAGCACCACAGGCGAGGAGACAGAGCCAGCATCAGTGTTGACGACGTTCACACCTGGCGCCGCCACAGTGTCTGTGGACGCCATGACGACAACCACGGCGCCAGTGGCTTCTCTCACAGCCGGCACTGTCGGCATCACAGCAGACGCAGACCTGACGACCACAGCGCCATCAGCCACAGTCACCGTGCCGGCCGCAGTTGTTACTTACACTGGCGCAGCCACCACCACAGCAGCCGCTACCACAGTCGGATGTGGGACAGCCACAGTAACTGTCGGCGCAGACATCACACTGACCGCCGCGGCTGTCACTCTGGCACCAGGAACGACCAGCACAGAAGTGTCTGGTGGCGCAACAGTCACAGCCATAGCGGTCAGTGTCGCTGCTGGAGTGTCCACTGGCACTGGCACTGGTTCAGCAGCAGCCGACGCTGTACCAGTCACAGTGGGTGCCGGCACTGTCGCAATCACCACAACACGCGACGTAACGACCACAGCGCCAGCGGTCACAGTTGGTGCTGGCACAGTCACAGCTTCTGCTGGCGGCGACGTAGACGCCACAGCAGTGGCCACCACAGTCACTGTGCCAACTCCAGGCGTGCAAATCTCTGGTGGCAGCGAAGCCACACCAGCAGCCACAGTCCTATCCATCGGCGCTGGCACTGTCACCATCACTGTGGACGCCAATGTGGTGCTCGCAGCGGCTGTCCTGGTGGCACGCTGTGGCTCTGTTGGCGTGTCCACTGGTGGAACTGCGCTACGCATCCGCAACACGAAACGCCGCCCAGATTACAGCCACACTGGTAGACGGCCAGATTGGTCACACACCCAACGAAGGGACTCCACATAATGATTCGCATTGCAGCAACAGCCGGCGAGAAACCAGAACCGCTGGCGCACACATGGGCTGACGCTGACGGCACAGTCATAGACCTAAGCGGCTACTCGCACACCGCAGAATGGGTCAACTCAGAGGCAGCCACATCTGGCACTGTTGGCGGCACTGTTGGTGGCGTCACTGGCGTGTCCACTGTGACACTGCCAGAGGCCGCTCTAGCGTCGTCTGGTGTATGTCGGGTGGATTTGTGGGTGGGTAACGGCGTGCAGCGTTATGGCGCCAAATACATGCTGCTGATAGCAGCGGCAGCGGCAACAGCGCCAGCTATCTGAGCGAGTTCACCCCGCCCAATCTCCTCCCCGGGCGGGGCAGTGGGTGGTCCTCTGGTGGCTGTGGTCCCTCGCCCATCACAACGCCAGAGGATTGCTCCATTTTCAAGAATCCGCAGTTTTGTCACTGCGCAGTGGTAGACCTATGCCATGCAACCCAAACCAATCCAACTAATCAACACCCACTGCCCGAACGAACACGGCGACACATACGAAGTGCGAGACATGGCAACAGGGCGCCAGCTCGCCATCTCTCAACGCACCCGCTTGTGGGGCTCTGGCCGTGGTGAACCTCGAGGCGGTGTGCGCTGGGTCACCAGTGTCGATGGCTCTAATTGGAACGCTGCGAAGACGCGCAAAGAATCAGTTGCAAAGTTTCTGGACACATACACAGAGCCAGAGCCAGAGCTGCATTCAGCTTTTGGTATCGCAGAGCCGGCGCCGATCATCGCTGAACAACGCGACCCAGACCGCTGTGTGACATGCGATGGTTTGATAAACCACGATGACTACCCGCACGGCGAACTAGACGCACCACAGTGCGCAGACTGTTGCGCCGACTGCACCAGGGTGCGCGCGGCAATGGCCAAAGACATGGCCACAGCCACAGTTATGGCAGAGCTCGCAGCGACAACATCGCAGCCAGAAACTGGCAGTGCACCAGCCACCATGAAAGACGACAACGGCCACACCGCATACGGTGACGATGATTACCCAATTGAGTGCATCGACTGGCGCCCAGATGACACTTGCCGCGGTCTAGTGGAATGGCACAACCCAGGCCACGGCTACGCAGTGTTTTCGCGATGCAGCAAGCACCAGGACGCACGACTCAAAAGAGAAGACGAAACGCGGCGCCGATACCCAGAGCAACAGCCGTCAGACTTTGACTCTGCCTATGCCGGCGAGGAGTGGTGACCATGAAAGACGACGCCATAGCATGGGCGGTTCTCGCCTGTTTCACACTCGTGTTTGTCATCAAATGGTGGCCACTATGAAACGCCGCCTAGCACTAGCAGCCATCGCTGCCATCACAGTCACAGCTTGCACGCCGCTCCAGATAGCGGCGTTTCATGCGTCCACCCCAGAAGTGCAGCAGCAGTGGCTGGCAGACCTAGCGCACGCCAACGCAGTGCAGCAATGGGGTGAAGCAGTCAACGCCAATGCGGCAGCCGCCTCGCGCGGCGACTGCTACAGCGCACTGAGCTACTTCTCTGGCAGTCACAGCACAGCGCGGCGAGTCATACACCGCGAGTCGCGCAACAACCCAGCAGCCCAGAACACCAGCTCCAGTGCGGCTGGGTGCTGGCAGTTGCTCGCCATACATGACTGGCGTTACGCCGCTGTTGGCTGTAGCGCAACACAGAAGTATCAGGCTGTGTGCAACACCAAAGCCGCAGACCATCTCTACCGTGCCGCGGGTTGGTCCCCGTGGGGGTTCTGATGACCGCAGCGCGTTACATCATTGGCGATGTCTTCGATGTTATGAGTGGGCTACCAGATAACAGCGTGGACCTGGTGCTGACATCTCCACCATTTCTGGCATTGCGTTCATATCTTCCAGACGACCACCCGAACAAAGACAAAGAAATTGGCTCAGAAACGACGCCGGCAGAGTTTATTGACACGCTGCTAGCGCTGACCGCTGAGTGGGAACGGCTGCTGGCGCCGCACGGTTCTATCTGTGTGGAGTTGGGTGACACATACAGCAGCAGTGGTGGGATAACAGACACCCGCGACAGCACATCTGGCGGCAATGACTTAGCACCCAGAGCTGGGCGTGGTGGCGGCGAAGGCTGGCCGCTTGCTAAATCGTTGGCTGGCATTCCGCACCTTTACCATCTGTCACTGGCGTATGGTCGCAACATTCTCACTGGTGAACCGTCACCAGCCGGCATGTGGCGTGTGCGTAACGTGGTGGCATGGGTGCGACCCAACCCACCAGTGGGTGCGCTTGGCGATAAGTTCCGCCCAGCGACCAGCTACCTAACCATCGCAGCCAAAGCATCAGACCGCTGGTTTGATCTGGACGCAGTGCGCGGCGAAATGCCGGCAGAACAGCACTCTGGTTTCATCCACAAACCCAATGGGAGAACAGACCGTAACGACTGGGGCCGCGAACGCTCACCAGTCACTGCTGGACCGCCACCACTCGACTGGTGGCAGATAAACCCGAAGCCATACAAAGGTTCTCATTACGCCACATTCCCAGCAGAGCTGTGTCAGAAGCCGATCCAAACAATGTGTCCGCGTGAAGTGTGCGAACAGTGTGGCGAACCGCGGCGCCGCATCTCAGAAGTGGAAGGTCTGGGCGGCGCCAACTTTCTAAAGGACCGCGACAGAGCCACAGGCCTGGTGGGTGCACGCAAACCCATGCCGACGATCACACGCACCACAACAGGGTGGACTGAGTGCGGATGCGACACACCCACATACCGCGCTGGCGTAGTTCTGGACCCATTCGCCGGCTCTGGCACAGCGCTCGCAGTCGCAACAGGTTACGGCCGTGACGCCATCGGCATAGACGTAGACGAACGCAACGCAGACTTAGCAGCAGAGCGTGTTGGCATGTTTCTCACCACAGAACAGGCGCCAGCGTGAGCTCAGAAGACTGGCGGCTGCAAGCACTGTGCCGCGGCGAAGACACTGACGCATACTTCTCACGCAGCCGCGGCAACCAATCCACGAAGGTGGCAGCCATGTGCGCCGCATGTCCAGTGATCCAGCCATGTCGCACACATGGCATCGCATTCGAGTTCTACGGCGTGTGGGGTGGCATGACTGTCACTGCACGCAAAGCTGAACGCCGGCGGCTAGGCATCACACTCGAAACACCTGGCGAACACTTTGACTGGGGTGGCTCGCTGCCCACAGAACAGGTGCCAGCATGAGCTCAGACTGGCGGCTGCAAGCACTGTGCCGCGGCACTGTCACAGAGATGTACTACCCGACTGGGCACAGCCACCACGCCAACCAGGTTCTCGCACTCTGCCGAACATGCCCAGTGATAGAACCGTGCCGCGAACACGGCGTAACCCATGAGCTCTACGGCGTCTGGGGTGGCACCACAGGCCACCAACGCAAACAGGAACGACGCAGGCGTGGCATCACACTCGCCACACCAGGACAGACACCAGCCACCCACCACCCAGAAAGAACAGACATGCCCAACCCACCAGCCACCCCAGTCACACTATGAACTGGGCAGCGTTCGCACTAGCAGCAGCCGCTGTTGTTGTCGCATGGTCCCGCGGTTACGACGCCGGCCGCAGACAAGCATGGCACCACGCCAGACAGATGATGGCAGCAGAAGGACGGCTACCACTCTGGGGTGACCAACGCACCGCTGGCAGCAGAGCCACAAAACGCGGTTCAGAGCGTGCACGACGCAACCACCCAGCCGGCCGCGGCGAACATTGGCAGTGAATGCGCCCAGACCTGAAATGGCAGACAGAAGCAGCTTGCAGAGGCATGGAGACAGCGCTTTTCTTTCCAGCTCCAGGGCAGATAGTCCCAGCCGAAGTGACAGCAGTGTGCGCCACATGCCCAGTGCGCGCACAATGCTCCACACACGCAGTCCGATTTGGCGAGTACGGCTATTGGGGTGGCTCCAGCTCGCAGCAGCGCAGACGGGTGCGCAGCCGGCACACCATCACAGCCACACGGCTGACAGTGCAGACAGCGATCACCAACCCAGACTTATCCACCAAACCAGCCGAAGTGCGCAGACGCGCCAACAGGCGCCGCAACGCAGAGCAAACAGACAGACGCCAAAACGGCGACAGCGAAACACGGTGACCCAGTGACCAATCCCAGCAAACAGAAAGGCGACCGCGGTGAGCGTGCAGTGGTCGCATGGCTGTCCACGTTTCGCGGGTTTCTCGCAGAGCGCGTCAAAGCTGGCAGAGCGATAGACGGCGGAGACATCGTGTGGCCAGACTCGCCATGGCTGCTAGATGTGAAAGACCAGCGGCGCTGGATGGTGCCGGCATGGTTCGCAGAAGTAGAAGACGAAGCCACCCAGCAAGATTTGCAGCCGCTGCTGATACTGAAACGACCAGGGCAGACAGACCCAGGGCGATGGCTTGCCATCGTCCGACTGGAAGACCTCGAGCTGTAACCCAACCCACAGAAAGACACACCTAAACCCATGCCTATAGACCCAGAACTGTTTAGAACCACCCACTACAAAGCGCGCAGATACATCGACCTGCAACCAGCGTGCGACATCGCAGACCCAACAGGCGCCAAAGAGAAACTGATTAACGTCACCACTCTGGCAAAAGCCATCGGCTCGCAATCCTTTTGGGGGCGTGTCGGCAACACATCGGCGCCACTGGACGCTGTGCGAACAGCGGACTACGCCAGAGACAACTGGGAACTACTCAGCGACATGCGCTCTGATGAACGCCACGAAATGCTTGCACTGTCCGCTGGCCGCGATCTTGCGCGGGCAGCCAGCCGCGGGACAGCAGTGCACGCCATGATTGAATCGCTACTAGGTGGAGCTCCACCCATGCTGCTGGAAGACGAAGCGGCAGAGTATCTGAAAGTGGCAGAAGATGTGGCCGCAGACTTCGCTGACCAGGTGACAGTGCAAGAGTTCGTTGCATTCAACCGCTCGCAGAGCCACACACCGTATGGCGGCACTGGTGACGCCATGGGCGCCAACCTGATAATCGACTGGAAGACACGCGGACCGCGAGCCAAACACGGCGCATATGAGAAGGAAGTGGCGCAGTTGGGTTTGCTGTCACTGTGCGGCTACTACTTCGCAGAAGACGCAGACGGTGCACCGCACCGCGTGCAGATGCCAGTTGCACCAGAGCTGATGGTGGTCAGCATCAAACCAGACAGTTACGAAGTGTTCCCAGTGGACCTGCACGGCGCCCGCGCCGCGGCAGAAGCAGCCATAGAAACATATGAAACGAAACGCAACGGTGAACGCGTTGGCCGCGCCGCTGTCGGCGCATCCACACTGGTACCAGTGGTTCGTGAGACTGTGCCAGTGGCGACCATCATGGACGCCAAACCAGCGGCATCTGCCGGCGCTGGCGCCGCTGCTGTCAGTGTCACAGTTGACCCACCATCAGCCGACAGTCTCGCATGGTTCATGGGCCGATACGACGCAGCACTAGCAGCCGGCGCCACCAGAAAAGAAATGGCAGCAGCATGGCCGCACGGTGTGGCAGGCCCAAAGAACGCAGACCAGTGGAGTGGCGCAGACTACGCGTCAGCGGTGCGCGCATTGGAAACGGTAGAAGCAGTGCACCAAATGCCATTTGAGACTCCAGACCCAGCCACACCACCAGTCGAACCGCGCAACCCGTGGCCGATTACACCCACCACCACACCGATGCCACTGCACAACCCAGAAGACAGCGGCACCATCACAGCAGACGCAGCAGAAGTGGACGCACTCAGACACCACTACAACACAGACCTAAACGACGGGATAAGAGACACACTGACCCGCTGGCAGACAGAAGCCAATCAGGCTGGGCGCCCATGGCACATGGGCAAACAACCAGTTGGCCAGCGGCGCTTCTCAGTGGCACGCGCAGCCATAACTGTCGCATCGCAAACACTCGACGATGAGATTGCCCGCGGCTGGGTCGCCCTGGTGCTAGGCGAAGTGGCCATAGACGGCCACGGCGTTGGCCCACTTCTAGGGTCACTCACCATCTCAGAAGCAGACCGACTGACAGAGCTCGCAGCGCTGCCCACATACGCGGCAGCAATCGCAGCAGCCGCTGCCGACGCATGAACAGTCCAACGCAGCTACCGCTGGAACTGTCGCACAAGCTCACACCGACGGGCTACCGCCTAGAAGAACGCTCAACGCGACGTAACACCAACTATCTAATCGCTGTGCGCGAACACGGCGACCCATCTGCCGGCATCGCATCCATTCATATCGCTGTGCTCACAGATGGCGATGACCGTCTGCCGCTTATCGACACATATCACCGCGACGCCGAAGCATGAACAGCCACGGCAACAACGCCATGAACGCTGCCGCAGCCGCCAAAGACGCTGCGCTAAACGATCACCCAAAACAGAAAGACAACACAATGCCAATAGAGATACCAGACACATCAACAGGCGAAGGTCACCCAGTGGTCAACGCCAGAGCCATAGGTCAAACATTCACTGGCTACCTGTGTGGCGAACCGCTCACCAGAGGCCGCCAAGGTCCAGACGGTGACCCAGTGCTAAAGCCAAACGGGCAGCCAGCCAAAGAGCTGGTTGTGACACTCATCGCCGGCCCAGGCTCCACCATGGTCACAGGCACAGTCGCGACACCCACACCGATAACAGCCGGCGAAACAGTGCGACTCATTCTGCGTGGTGGCGGTTTCGCTGAGTGGATCACAGCCAAGAGTGCCGGCCCCAAACCGCTGCAAGTGGGCGACTGTGTAACCATGAACTGTGACCGGGCGGTGATATACACCACAGGCGGATCACCTAAGACTGTGACCACGCCAGCAGAAGTGGACGCAGCACCACGCGGCACACAGATAGGGCACTACTCCAGCATCACAATTGAGCGCTCAACAGATGACGCCATGACGCTGGCCGCTGAGAATGCGTACCGCGCTTCTGCCGCCATCACACTGGAATCAGACGCAGACGTAGAAGCGTTCTAGCAGCGCAGTGACTGCGCCCATGCCCAACCACATCACACCATCGGCGGCAGCGTTGCAATACGCTGCCGCCGGCTGGCGTGTCATACCCATCAAACCTGGCGCCAAATATCCGCAACTCCCGAAGTGGCAGAAAGTGGCGACCACAGACCACGCAGTAATCACAGCATGGTACGCAGGCCTATACCGCGGGCACGGCGTTGGCATCGCCACAGGCGCAGAGTCTGGCGTGTTCGCTTTAGACGTAGACGACATGGCAGTGCTCGCAGAACTAGAAGCACAACATGGCACACTGCCAGACACAGCCACAACGGTCACAGGCAGTGGTGGACGCCACCACCTATTCATCTACCCGACAGACGGCAGAGAAGTCACCAACGCCAACCAGCTCCCAGCCGGCATAGATGTCCGCGGTGACGGCGGTCAGATAGTAGCGCCACCCACCATCCACCCAAACGGCACACCATACGAATGGCTGAACGACTCCAGAACACCATGCGCAGCGCCAGAGTGGCTGCTGGAGCTCACACAAGAACCACCCCGCCCAATACCATTGGCACCAGATAGGACAGCTCTAAACGCCACACACGGCGTGTCGTCTGTAGATGAGTGGTCACAAGCCACAGACTGGGCCGAACTACTAGGCGCCGACGGCTGGCAATACCATCACAGCGACCGCACTGGCGAACGCTACTGGACGCGACCAGGTAAGCCACTCAGAGAAGGACCGTCAGCCACCACAGAACACAAAGGCGACGGCGGTCTAAAAGTGTTCACCAGCTCACTGGCACACTGGGGACTCACAGAAGGTGAGTCATATTCTAAACACGGCTATCTGGCCACAGTGCACCACTCAGGCGACTACAAAGCAGCAGCAGCAGAACTGCGTGCAGACGGATGGGGTGCACAGCAGACAGCCACACAGAGCTCCACACAGCCAGCCACACCAGCCGGCACTGCACCACACCCAGACAGCGGCGAAGACATAGAGCTGCGCCAGCCATGGCCCATCACAAATCTGGCGGCAGTCATCGCAGACGGCTGGCACCCACCAACACCCACCATGCTGCAACGCACAGACGGCATGGCACTCATATACCCAGGCCGATACAACACACTCAGCGGTGAACCTGGTTGCGGCAAAACGTGGGTGGCGCTCTGGTGCATCGCAGAACAAATCAGCGCCGGCCACAACGTTGCAGTGGTCGATTACGAAGACACACCAGGAGCGCTAATAAATCGCCTCACGCTGCTGGGTGTGACCACAGACGACATCGCCAACCATGTCACATATATAGACCCAGCGGCGCCCATCACAAACCGTGGTGCCATCACAGACGCCGGCGAACAGGCGTTGCACCAGCTCGCAGACATCACAGACTTGGCGCTGGTTGTTATTGACTCAGTGGGCGAGTCGCTCGCGGCAGAAGCATTCTCACCCAACGACGATGACGATGTAGCGAGATGGGTGCGCCACCTGCCACGCTCCATCGCACACAACACAGGCGCCGCAGTGTTCGGCCTAGACCATGTGACCAAATCGTTAGAGACACGCGGCCAGTGGGCGATAGGCAGCCAACGCAAACTGGCAGCAGTAGACGGCGCCGCGTACACAATCACAGCCGGCATAGCACCCACCAAAACAGAAGACGGCCGGCTGACTGTACGCACAGCCAAAGACCGCCACGGCACCCACCAGCGCACCCACATAGCCGCAGAGATAGAAGTAAACAACACACTCACAGGCGCAGTCGCAGTCCTAGTGAAACCACCAGAAGACCCGACAGTGACAGGGCACAGCATCTACCAGCAGCGCATCATGCAAGCAGTAGAAGACAACGGCGGCGACATCAGTGGCAAAGAGATGGTCACAGACGTAGACGGCAAAGCCGACCACATACGCGTTGCGCGTGACGAGCTGATTGCCAACGGGCAACTGATAAGGCGACAACGATCAGGTAAAGGTGGCGGCTGGCTGTACTCCATGCCGGCACCACTGTCATATGATCCCAACCAGAAAGACACCAACCAATGAACACCAAACTGAAAATCACACTCGCAGCCACCATCGCTGCGCTCACACTCGCCACAGCGTGCGGTGAGCTCGACGGCATCGGCGCACCACCATCAGATAGCTGGCCAGAGTGGGCTGCTAACAACCCGCTCGCCGGCAGCTACATGGAAGAACTGGGCTACATCACAGGCTCTGCCGCTGGCGTAGACACGCCATCAGAAATGATGCGAGTGTGCGCAGAGCTGGGCAGAGTGTCAGAGCTGATGCTTAAACAGCCCAACAGCCCAGACGGTGAATGGCACAAAGTGGCAGACAATTTCAATCGGTCAGCAGACCACTGCACCGCCGGCGATTTCAACGCTGCCACACCACTGATGACAGCCGGCACCCAACACCTGGACCAGATGAACGCCAACATGGAAACAGTGCTAGACGGCGGCACACCATGAAACCATGCCCGCTCTGTTTCGGCACAGGAGCTCAACCACCAGGAGTGACAGACGCCATGGCAGACCGCAACGAAATAATCCAATGGCTCACCAACGCGTGCGCAGACGCAGACATACCAGTACCCATCAACCACAAACTGATCCCACTACTAGAAGCCATCTCAGACCCAACCATCAGTTACGAACAGAAAGACAACTAACCATGCTCAACAGGATCGGGTCGTTGACGGTCGCCAAAGCAGCCATCTTGGTATTGGCCGCGATCCAAGCAACGCTTATCGCGTTCTGGTTACTGACTGGGCAACTGACATGAGCACACTAGAACCAGAATCAGGGTACGCACTCGACCGAGACAAGCCATCTCAGACCCAACCATCAAGCTACGAACAGAAAGACAACTAACCATGGACGCAGAAACAGAAGCCGAACATCTAGCAGCCATCAGCAGAGCCATCGCAGAATACGGTGACAGCCTCGTGGCAGACGCATACGAATACGCAGACAACAGAGAAACAGATGTGCTCAGAGTCATAGAGAACCTGGTGGTTGATGAGGCACGCATCAGAACAGACCAGATACTCGCACTCACAAACCGCATCAACGACCTGCAAGCAATCGTCACAGACAGACTGCTAACCACCCAACTACTAACAGCAGCCACACTCACACCCACCAGCGAGCTCTGGACCGCATACGGCCCAGGCGTCAACGAAACCTACGGCAGCGGCAACAACAGCCACCACCGCCACGACCCACAAATGGTGCAATGGGGACACAACACAGCCACACTCCTCGCAGCCAAAGTAGACGGCGAATACCTATCTGGCGCCATCTCCACCAGAGAAGCACCCAACGGCACAGGCTTCTACGGAATACCCGCAGACGCATACGGCATCAACTTCTGGTTTGACCTCGAGCTCTCCGACTACAACCACGCAGTCTGGCCATCAGTGTGGCTGCGCGGCGAAGGTGGCAGCAGTGAATCAGAGATAGATGTCATGGAGGGATTTTTTGCACAAGTGCTGCCAGAACACATCACACAAACACTCCACCACCACGGCAGCAAAGCCGGCAAGTCATGGCCCCATCCAGCAGTCCCAATGCGCTTCTCAGTCGCAGCACTCATCACCAAAGAACCAGCCGGCGGTCTACGCATCAGACTCAGCTACGCAGCACCAGGCGACGACCACACAGCCACAGTGGACCAGACCGTGGACCTGCCACAGGACTACACATGGGACATCATCGCCCAGCAACAGATAGGTGGTAACTGGGTGGGCGACCCAACGAAACCATACACAGGGCTACTCCAGAACGGGCAGCCTGGTGTGCACCCCAATGCCATCACAGAGTGGGACGGTTCAGTGTCCACACTCACGCTCCACAACATTGGTGTGGCAGTAGTAAACGCCAGCTAATGCCAGACAGTTATCCACAGGGTTATCCACAGGGTTATCCACAGGAACATGGACCCAAACACTTGACAGGCCATGATAAGGTGGTCCCGCAGTCTTCAAGACGCAGGGACCACCATTACATCTGGTGGCGCGGGACCACGTTGGAGCCCATATTCTATATGGCGGGACCATGTTGGGACCATGTTGGGACCATGTTGGACCATGTTAGGGCTAAATCGCCCACAACCCATACCCACCATGGGATTCAGGCGGGACCATGTTAGGCAATCGGCGCACCACCCAGCCACCCAACCCACAAAGTTATCCACAGGGTTATCCACAGGGTTATCCACAGGGCCGGCAGCCATGACAAATCACCGCACCAAAGTCATGGTCGTCATCGGCCCAGGCCGAAGCTGCACCAGCGGAGTAGCCAGAGCACTGCACCACTCAGGCTGGTCGATGGGCCCCAGTCTGCTACCAGCTCACGAGTCAAACAGATGGGGCTTCTACGAAGACAGAGCACTGGTCAAACTGAATGACAGATATCTGCAAGACGCTGCACCATTCAGCGACTGGCTGCACCCAACCACACCCACACCCAACGGCGCCAACGTCGCGGCAGCACACAACTACATCACCGCACGCAGCCACCTAGCAGACGCAGGCCAGTGGGGAATGAAAGACCCACGACTGTCCATCACATGGCCCATCTGGGCGGCAGCATTCCAACGACGACCAGAGCTCGAGGTCATCATGGTCTACTCATCAAGAACAGACACAGCCATAGCCGACAGCCTCGCCGCACGCGACGGCATACCGCACGCCGACGCACTCGACTGGGCGCACACATACCGTGACGCAGCACTGACCCACATGGCCGGCAGATGACCACCACCCACCACCACCAGGTGGGCACCCACCCCCCACACACCCACCACCCCACCCACCACCCACACAGGTGACGCCATGTCAACCAGTCCACTATCCCACCCACGCTGGCGACGATGGCGCCAGCACTGGATCGCCACACACCCCCACCCCCACTGCCACATCTGCCACCAACTGGTGGACATGAACCTGCGCTGGCCACACGCAGACTCACTGACACTGGACCACCTGCACCCCATCGCAGATGGCGGCGCCATCTACGACCCAGCCAACGTGGCAGCAGCACACAAGCACTGCAACGAACGCAAAGGCAGCAGCACCACACACACAAGCAGCGCAGCACCAGCGAGCAGACAGTGGTGACCCACCCGCAAGCCATACCCACCCCATGCAATAACAGACGGCCGCGGCCGAACGCGAAACGCTCGCGACTCCCAGAATTTTTTAGTCACGCAGCGTGGTCGCCACCACGAG